GGCGCGTGCTGACCGGCGATATCGCGGTCAAGCTGCGCAAGCGCAACTACGTCGAATTCAGGCTGGTGGCCTGATGGCGAAAATGTCGAGCCTCGATCTCAAGGCGATGCTGGCCTCGGAGCGCGCCGACGCGCTGGCGGCGATGACCGCGGCCGAGCTGATGGACGACCGCGCCCGCGCCATGGATTACTACCTCGGCCACATGCGGCAGGACATGCCCGTGGTCGACGGCCGTTCGTCCGCGGTATCGATGGATGTCGCCGACAGCATCGAGGGGCTGATGCCGAACCTGATGGATATCTTCGCCGGCTCCGATGAGGTGGTGCGGTTCGAGCCGGTCGGGCCGCAGGACGAAGCCGCCGCGCAACAGGAGACCGACTACGTCAACCACGTCTTCATGCAGCAGAATCCCGGCTTCATGGTGCTCTACTCCTTTGTCAAGGACGCGCTGTTGTCCAAGGTCGGCGTCGTCAAGGTGTGGTGGGAGGAGCGCGAGGAAGAGAGCCGCGAAACCTACTACGACCTGAGCGAGGACCAGTTCGCGATGCTGGCCTACGCGGTGGCGCAGTCGGACGGGGAGTACGAGATCGTCGAGCATACCGTGCGCAACGCGCCGCCGGCGAGCGAGCCTGGCGAGGCGACAAGCTAAGTCATGGCAGACGCCGCATGGGACAAAGCCTGGTTCAGCCATCCATCCGCAACCGTTTTGTTCAGCGATGGATTGCTTCGCTGCGCTCGCAATGACGATCGGGCGCGGCGATCCCGTAGGGGCGCCCCTGGTGGGCGCCCGCTCTGAACCTCGCGCTGTCTCTTCTTACGCGCCCGATGAGGCCCGTGAACGAAAACTGACTTCGTCCGGAACCTGGGAATCGCTGGGTTCGCCGCCACCGCGATTGCCGGGCACCCGCTCTGATCAAAAAATCCTCGAGCGGAGGATCATCCACGCGGAACGGAAGGCCGGGGGTGCCGTTGTAGGGCATGTAGCGGATCGAGGAATCATCGCGGGAGAAATCGGATGTCTATTATCGGGTGGATCGTACTAGGGTTGATTGCAGGCTTCATCGCCAGCAAGATCGTGAACCGGCAGGGAGAGGGCTTCATCCTCGACATCGTGCTCGGAATTATCGGCGCGGTGGTCGGCGGATATCTGTTCGCCCTGTTCGGCGCGCAAGGTGTCAACGGTCTCAATATCTACAGCATGTTCGTGGCGGTGATCGGCGCCATTGTCGTGCTCTTTCTCTACCACGCCGTCGCCGGACGCCGGACCACCATCTAAGCTCAGTCGCGGTCTCTGGGGGCCGCCCTGCCGCGACCAACGCCGATTGCGCGATGCGGCACGAGGCGCCCACAAGGGGCGCCCTGACGTGTTACGCACAGCCCGCGCAAGCTGTGAACAGACCTGAAGTTGGCGTTGACGCCGGGTCCCGACACAGAGTTTGGTCCGCGTCGGCCGGTACTGCTTTCACCCGCCGGGCGGCTTGTGTCCGCGATCTCGCAACATCTCATGATCGTGCGGCGCTCCCGCGTCGGCTTGCACCCTTGGTGCGGCCGCCATCGAAAGCTCAACACCATTGCCGGGAACGCGAACGGAGCGTGGCACCGCGCCGCGCGCTGTTTTTTCCTTGCGCAAGCGGAGATCCACGATGATGAGGGGGACAGACTGATGACCCGACGCATCGCCATGATCGACGACCCGGATGATCCGGACCAGCTCCCGGAGCGGGCGCGTAATTTCATCCTGCGCAGCGGTGGCGCGCAGGATATCGGCTCGCTGGTGCGCTCGCCGAAATCGCTGTGGGATCTGGAATTCGAAGCGCTGACGGCGCAGCCGAAGCCGCCGCGCCGGACCGCTGAATGATGCCGCCGCCGGTCACCCATGACGTGACAATTCTCAGCACCCGGAAGCTGGCGCAAGCGCGCGTGCTAGGCGTGCCGCCGGAGGAATTCGGCATCGAGCGCGCGGCGCGCGATATCAGGACCTGCAACTACTGTTTCCACGATATCGTCACCAAGACCCAAGGCCAGCTGATCGCAGAAGGATTCGACGAAGACCAGGTCAAGGCATTGTCCGACTACACCGGCCATACCGAGATCGAGACGCTGGCGCGCGACAGCGTGCAGGAGCATTTCAACACCGCCGATGATTCCAACCCCTCGGCGCGGCCGGTGCGCTACACCGAGCATTACGTCCGCATGGACTATGAGGGCAACGGCAAGCCCGGCCTCTATCAGGTCATCACCGGCGGCGATCAGGGCGAGATCCTGAAGAAGGACGGCAAGGACTGCATCACGCCGTTCGACATGATCCCGTTCGCGACCACCACCCCGGTTCCGGTGACGCACCGCTTCTTCGGCCGCTCGATCGCGGACCTGGTGATTCCGGTGCAGCGGGAAAAGACCGCGCTCAAGCGCGGCGCGCTGGATAATCTCTACCTGCACAATAATCCGAGGGTCGAGGTGGCGGAAGCCAACGCCGGCCCGAATACGCTGGATGATCTCTTGGTGTCGCGCCCCGGCGGCGTGGTGCGCACCAAGACGGCGGGCGGCCTCAACTGGCAGGTGGTGCCGGATATCACGCAGACGGTCTACCCGATGCTGCAATATCTCGATGCCGAGCTGGAAAGCCGCACCGGGCTTGCCAGGCAAAGCCAGGGCCTGGACGCCAACGCGCTGCAAAACCAGTCGGCCACCGCGGTGGCGCAGGTGTTCAACGCCTCGCAGATGCGGATGAAGCTGATCGCCCGCATCATGGCCGAAGGCGTCCGCGATATCTTCTCGCTGCTGCATGCGACGATCCGCAAGCACGGGCAGCAGCAGCAGACGGTGCAGCTGCGCAGCAAATGGGTCAGCGTCAACCCGCGGGAGTGGAAGGCCCGCGACCACCTCACCATCAATGTCGGGCTCGGCTCTGGCGGCAAAGCCCAGCAATTCGCCCAGACCATGGCGATCGCCAACGTGCAGAAGGAACTGCTGCAGGGCGGCAAGAGCAACCTGGTCGGCGACCGCGAGCTCTACAACACCGCTGCCGAACTGACCCGGATCATGGGCCACAAGAACCCGGACCGGTTTTTCAACGACCCCGACGCCAGGGATCCCGTGACCGGCCAATGGCTGCATCCGCCCTCACCGCCGCCTCCGCATCCGGAAGCCATCAAGGGGCAGGTGGCATTGCAGATCGCGCAGGCCAAGGGCCGGCAGGATCAGCAGACCGCGGCGCAAAAGGCGCAGCTCGAGCAGGCCAAGGCGCAAACCGACGCGCTGCACCAGCAGATCAAGGTACAGGCCGATATCGAGATGGCCAAGGTCAAGTCCGAACTGGACGCCAGGCTGGCTATCATCGACGCGCATGTGAAGGCCCTGGTCGCCGCACAGGGCGCCCGCCATGCGGCCGAAAAGCACCATGCTGCCATGGCGGAAAGCGCGCTCGATATCGTTGCGGCGGCTCATCGGCAGGATGCATGATTCTCAACAGAAGGCCGTGAGCATGAGAGTGGTGCTGCTGTATGCGGCGTTTGTCGTGCTGTGGCTGCTGGTCACCCACGGCACCGGCCGGCACGTTGGGTTGTGACATGAGCGAAGATATGCTGTCCAAGGCCGCCGCCAGGGGCGTCCGCGCGCGCGATCTGCTCGCCGATGATCTTTTGACCGAAATCTTCGCCGGCCTGGAGCGCGACTACATCGCCGCCTGGCGAACCACCAAGGTCGATGAGGAAAAGGCCCGCGAAAAGCTGTTCCTGGCCATCAACGTCGTGGCCATCGTCCGCGACCACCTCGCCACGATGGCGGTCAATGGACGGCTCGCCGAACGCGAGCTGCGCGATCTGACCGAGGCCGCCGAACGCCAACGCCGCTTCGGCACGCTCGGCTGATGTCCCGGCTCCGACGTCATTTGCGGCTCGCTCCGACGTCATCTGCGGCTCGCTCCGACCTCATCCTGAGGAGCGCGCGCTTATCGCGCGCGTCTCGAAGGATGGCCGCTTGCACTGTCCCTTGCGGCCATCCTTCGAGACGCATCGCTTCGCGATGCTCCTCAGGATGAGGCTTCGAGACGCATCGCTTTGCGATGCTCCTCAGGATGAGGCTTCGAGACGCATCGCCGGCGCGCTGCTCCCTGGGGATGAGGCTTCGAGACGCATCGCTGGCGCGATGCTCCCTGGGGATGATGTGGGTGACGCGAGGCGAGCGGGGCGAGTGCTTCAAGGCTCTCGATCCTCATCCTGAGGAGCGCGCGCTTCTCGCGCGCGCGTCTCGAAGGATGGCCGCTTGCACCGCCTTT